GAGGCCCGGCTCGCCGAATCGATAGCAGGCCTGTTCGCCGAGATCGAAGAGGCGCTCGTCGTAGAACTCGAGGCGCGGGGTGTCCCGGTCAACCAGTACGAGCGCGACCGGCTGCTCGTGGCGATCGATGTGCGTGCCGAGACCTACCAGCGCCTCGTGGCGGGCGCAGCGATGGACGCTGCTACCGAGGGCAGTCTGGCTGTGGCATCGATGCTGAAAGCCGCTGGGATAGCCGTGAGCGACACGCTGCTCTCCGACTACACACTCGCACAGCTCGAGGCGATGGTCTTCACCGCATCAGACGCCACGGTCGCCCGCCTCACGGGCAACATCAACGCCGCATTGATCGATGCGTACTCATCCGGTCTCGGTATCGAGGAGGCCGGACGTGTGCTGCGCGACGGGGTGTTCGAGAACATGCGCACGTACGAGGCGACGCGGGTGGCGCGCACGGAGATCAACGGTGCGCAGAACTGGGGATCGTTCCAGACCATCCGCGACTACGGGCAGTACGCTGAGTGGTGGACCGCCCTGGACGCGCGGGTGCGGACCTACTACTCCACCGGAGGGCTCGCCGATCACATGCTGCTGCACGGGCAGATCGTGCGCATCGGCGACAAGTTCAGTAACGGCCTGATGTATCCGGGGGACCGGGCGGGGCGCATCGCGGAATGGATTTCTTGTCGTTGCAGGCTGCTCCCGTTCATGATGCCGATGGGCTACACCGCGCCGATCGGAGTGCCGTACTTCACCCGCGCCGAGCTGATCAGGGTGACGTGATGAGCGGGCTGGTGCCAGGGTTCGACGACGTGAGCCGGAGCATCTCCTTACCGGTGAACCCAAGCCAAGGGCAGAACCCGGTCCCCGTGATGGTGCTCGTCGACCAGACGATCGTGGACAGAGGGAAAGGCGACTGCCACCGCGCTGCCGTGGCGACGATGATGCAGCTCCCGCTCGAGGATGTGCCCGACACGCACATCTGGGGCAAGGGCTGGGGCATCGAGCAGTACAACCACTGGCACGAGCGCGGCTGGGACTTCTACTACGAACCGCCCGAGCGGGCACACAAGAGCGAGTCCCCGTCCGGTTGGGTGGTCGCCACGGTCCCATCCCGGATGTATGAGGGCGTCACGCACTCCGTGGTGCTCGACAAAGACACGCTCGAGCTGGTGCATGACCCGAACCCGCAGGCTCGACGGAAGACGGTGGAGCGCGACGAGATACAGGTCGTGCTCATCGCGATGAGGGTGGGCCATGAAGCGTCCTGAAGCCTGCACACCGATCGGTACATACGGCTGCACGATCCCGATGCCGTGCGGTCACAGCGTCCAGGCCATCGACTTCTGCGTGGCCGACATCGTAGCGGCACTCAACGCCGCCAACATCACCACGACGTGGAGCTGCTGCGGGCACGGCACGATGCCTGCTGCGGTGGGACTGGCGGACGGGCGCTTGCTGACGGTCCAGGAGAACGCAGCGACCATGGAGCCGCCCAATCTCGCGGTGCTAGACTTGGAAGCAACAGACTGAGGAGGGAACCATGGACCTGGCGCGTGATTCACTCGAGAACCGGCTGCGCAGGATCGAGAGCGCACTGGCCGATCAGCTCGGCGAGACATGGTGGGACGTATCGTTGCGCCATACCTTCACCGACGCGGTGATCATCAAGGTCTACGATACCAACGCCTTCATGCGGATCCCCTACGAGATCGAGGGGGACGTCGTGCGCTTCGGAGCACCCGAGGAGGTCGACGAGGTCTACATCCTCTCTGCTCTCGTCGACGCGGGGATCGATGAGGCCGCTGCCAAGGCGGAGGTCGCCGCCATGAAGTCAGCGCGAAAGCCCCTGTGGCTCGCCGCTCCTATCGTCGCCAAGAACGACGAGCAGCGCATCGTGATGGGGCCAGTGCTCGTACCGGACGAACCCGACTCCGACGGGGACGTGGTGAGCGCCGCCAAGATCGAGGAGGTCGCCCACAAGTTCCTCTCCGACTACCGCATCATGGACTCCGACCACACACTCGAGGCGGCAGGAGTGCCGGTCGAGAGCTACATCACGCCGGTCAACCTCAAGTTCGGCGAGGGCCCCGATGCCTTCGAGGTGCCCGCCGGCACATGGATGCTCGCCGCGCGCATCGACAACGACGCCTCGTGGGCATCGGTCAAGAGCGGGGAGTTCACCGGCTTCTCTATCTGGGGATGCCGCCCGGAGAACGCCGGGATCACCGCTGCGAGCGTGAAGGCGTCGAGCGGCACGGTGATGGTCGGAGGACACGCGCACGACGTGGTGACACTCGCCGAGCTCGGCGATGATTGGGTGGTGCCGGCCATCTCGCTCGTCCCGAGTCCGGCGGTGTCCAAGGCCAAGTACGTGCTGATCAAGTCACGGCAGACGTTGGCCGACAAGATGCGCGGCGCGCTCAAGGCGCTTGTGCGTGAAAACGCCCGTGCTACGATTGCTGGTGATGATGGTTCCGCACTCAAGGGTGAGACCGAGGAGGGAACGATGGACGAGGACAAGGTCCAGGAGCTGGTCACTGCGAGCGTCAAGACGGCAGTCGACGAGATCCAGACGGGTCTGGGCGAGACGATCGCCGAGGCCGTCAAGGAGGCGGTCACGCCCCTCACCGATCGCATGGGCGCGCTCGAGGACGCCGCGAAGGGTTCCGAGGGCGACGACGGCGACGATGATGATGGCGCGGATGCCGTCAAGACCGAGATCGACGGTCTCAAGTCTGAGATCACCGAGCTCAAGGAAGGCATCGAGTCCGTGGTCAAGCGTCTGACCAAGGGTTCGAGCCAGGCCATCAAGGAAGATGGCTCGGACGATCAGCCGGCGCACGAGCCCGGCATGAAGAACCGCGACGGCTACGGCCGCCCGCTGGGGAGGGGGTAGACATGGCTCGCAGCAACGAGGATATCCTGACCGCGCTCAAGAGCATCATCGAGGTCAACGATCTCGGCGAGTCGATCCTGAGCCCCGGCCAGCTCGACCGCTTCGTCGAGGCCATGCAGGCCCGCACTGCGATCCTGCAGGAGGCTCGCTACATGCCGATGCGCTCCCAGCAGGAGAACATCGACCGCGTGGGCTTCACCGGCCGCATCGTGCATGGCACGAAGACCCCGGCCACGGGTGCTCATCGTGACCTGGCGACGACCGAGTACGCCAAGCCCGCGACCAACACCAACAAGCTGATCGCCAACGAGCTCAAGGCGATCGTCCCGCTGCGCGACAAGGCGCTCCGGCGCAACATCGAGCGCGGGGGCTTCCAGGCCCACATCGTGGACCTGATGGGCAACGCGGCCGGCCTCGACTTCGAGGAGTACGGCCTGTTCGCCGACACGGAGCTCTTCACGGTCGAGACCGACGATACCCTGTGCCTGACCGATGGCTGGCTCAACAAGGCCGCCAACAAGGTCTACGGCACCGGTGCGGGTGCGGGCTTCGACCCCGACGACCCCGAGGCGGTCTTCGAGGCGCTGATCGGCGCGGTGCCCAAGGAGTTCCTCACCAACCCGGCCGAGTGGCGCATCTACGTCGACTGGGCCACCGGCAACGCGTACCGCGATGTACTGCGGGCACGCAACACCGGCCTGGGCGACGTGGCGCAGATCGGCAACCAGCCGATCCCGTACAAGGGCTTTCCGGTCGTCGTGGTCCCGATGTTCGAGCGGGCACTGGCGGCTGCGGACGGCGGTGTCGGCCGCGTGGCGATGCTGCAGTACCCGACCAACATGGTCTGGGGCGTCTTCGACGAGGTCGGTGTCGAGTCGCAGCGTGACGCTCTGGGCGGCATCACCTACCAGGTGCTCACCGTCGAGTGCGACGCGGACTACGAGGATGAGAACGGCGCCGCGGTGGCGTACCTCGACCTCGAGGATCCGGCCGCCAGCTAGATCAACTCGCTAGTCACGTAGAGGCGGCACTCGGATACCCCGGGTGCCGCCTTTGCCTTACCCGATAAGGAGTCCCCACGTGAGAATCGGCTACATCACGTCGAATCGCAGGGTCGGGTCGCGCTACAAGTACGTCGAGATGTTCTCGCGGGTCGCGGACGTGGACACGTCGATCGAGACGAAGAACCACCCAGGAGACTACGACGCGATCCTAGTCACCGGCGACAAGCACACCCATCACCGCATCGCCATGGCCGCGGGCATCCCCTACATCCTGATCGAGAACGACGTCGCATCGTTGCGCCGCGGCGGAGGCCCGGATGATGCCGAGCGCGAGATGGTCGAGAACGCCGCCGCCCTCCTGCTCACATCCGAGGGGCACCACGAGTACCTCGCGCGCCACTACCGGCTGCCGGACGTCACCGAGATCGTGCATCTGCGACCGCTGCTCAAAGACCTGTGCTTCGACCCGCTGCCGAAGCGCCCGCGCACGGTGGTCTATGCCGGGGGGATCGTGCATCGCGTCTCGAGCAGGATCGGCTACCGTACCTACAACGTCGACCTCTTCCCCGCGATCGCGCGGGCCGGGTGGGAGATCCACGTCTATCCGTCGTGGCGCGACCCCGCCAGGATCCGGGCGTACGAGGACATCGGGTGCATCATCCACGACCACGTGCCCCAGGCCGCGCTCTACCGCGAGCTGAGTCAGTACGCTGTGGGCTTCCAGGGGTACTCCGTCCGGGGGCCACAGAGCTACGTGAGCCAGTGCATGCCGAACAAGACGTGGGAGTACGGTATCGGGGCGGGCATTCCGACGCTCGGGTTCAACACAGGACGCTCGGGAGCCTACTACGACGGGCGATGGGGGCTTGTGGCGCCGTCGCTCGAGGCGTTCGGCGAGACGCTGGACAAGCTCAAGGGATGGGAGATCACCGAGGAACTGCGCAGGAGCG